CCGTCTGATGCGTGAAGCGCCTTCTTCGGAGGGCGCTTTGCAGATCAAAAGGACACCATGATCGTCACCCAAACCACCCCACCGGCCTACCTGCCGTTGACGACCGCAGAGGCAAAGTTGCACCTGCGCGTTGACGGCACGGACGAGGATGCGCTTATTGCGGCGTTCATCGGCGCCGCCGTTGACACCTGCCAGCAGATCACCGGACGCAGCCTCATGGCCCAGGCGTGGAAGCTGACAGTTGACGACTTCGCCGACGAAATCGCGCTGCCATGGCCCCAGGTGCAGGCGGTGCAGGCGGTGCAATACAAGGACGCAGACGGCGCCACGCAGACGCTGGCGACATCGGTCTATGAACTGGCTGGCGACAAGGTTTGTCTGGTGCCAGGCCAAACATGGCCCACCGTGCGCGGTGGATCGGGTTCGGTGTGGATCAACTACACCGCAGGCTACAGCGCAGGCAATGAAGCCGCCCAGCAAGACGCCGTGCCCTACGGCATCAAGGCATGGCTGCTGCTGACCATCGGGACGCTGTACGCGAATCGCGAGAGCGTGCAGACCGGTGTGTCAGTGGCCGCGCTGTCTGACCGCTTCGCTGATTCGCTGCTTGACCGGTTCAAGGTGTACTGATGCAAGCCGGTCGCCTCTCCCTCAAGTGCCTGCTGCAACAGCCTGGCACGGGCGTCGACGAACTAGGCCAACCGATCCCCGACAACTGGGTGACCATCGCCGAGCCCTGGTGCGACCCAGTGTCGCAAAGCGGCATCGAGGCCATTCGGGCAGGTGCTGACACCTCCGTGGTGAAAGTATCAATGGGCATGCGCGCCCGGGCTGGGGTGACTGGCGCAATGCGCCTGGTGGGCAAGTACAGCGGCACCGTGTACGAAATTGAGGCCGTTCTGCCCGACAACCGCGACCGCAGCCGCATGTTTCTAGTGTGCAAGGTGGTGGCGTGATTTCCGCAACCATGGATTTAGGCGCCATCAATGCCAAGCTAGACGGCATCACTAAGGCTGCTCAAGGCGCTGTGCGTGAGGCGGCGCAGGCTGGCGCTGAGATTTTTTACGTTGAAATGAAGATGCGCGTTCCGGTGTCTGCTGATGGGCCGCATATGTTCTACGGGACTACCGCAAAGAAAGCTCCTAAGGGTAGCAAAAAGCAATACGCCTACGAGTTCAAGCAAGGAAACCTGCGCGACTCGATTTATCAGTTCTACAACACGCGCTTGTCCACCAAACAACATGCCGTGTACTCGGTTTCGTGGAACCACAAGAAGGCTCCCTATGGCTACATGGTTGAGTACGGCACCAGCCGCGCACCAGCTCACCCATTCCTGCGTTCCGCTTATTCGTCTGTCAGAACTCAAGCGGAACAAGTTGTATTAGCTACGCTTGCCGCAAGCATTGCAGAGGCCACGAAATGAGCGCAGAAGCTGCACTTGTCCCGCTGCTCACCGGCCTGGTTGCTGGCCGCATCTATCCAGATGTGGCTCCGTCTGGTGCTGGTCTGCCGCGCATCGTGTACCAACAGGTCGGCGGGCAGGCCACGAGCTATCTGGAAGGCGCGTTACCAGACAAAGAAAACGCCCGTATGCAGGTGGTGTGCTGGGCTGCGACGCGGCTGGCTGCGATCAACCTTGCCAAGCAGGTAGAGGCCGCGATTGTGGCTGCGCCAGCGTGCCAAGCGACACCTATCGGAGCGCGGATTTCAGGCTACGAACAGGACACGAATCTGTATTCGAGTCACCAAGATTTTTCGATCTGGACAGCCAGATAACTAACTAGGCGAAAGCCAACCAAGCAAAGCCGCCCGTAGCGATACGGAGCGGCTTTTTTGTTGCCCGGCGCACGCAGGGCGCTCCCCACAGGCTCGCTTCGGCGGGCCTTTTTTGTTTGCAGAAAGAAAGGCCCTCACCATGGCACAAGTACCAACCGGCACGCTGTTCAGCATCGCCACCACCTTCGGCAGCGCAATCACCGTGACTGCCATTTCCAACGCCACCGAAGCCATTTGCACGGCCAGCGCGCACGGCCTGAGCACTGGCGATGTCGTGGAGATCACCAGCGGCTGGGGCCGTCTGAATCGCCGCGTTTTTGAGATCGAGGTGATCGACGCTGGCAGCTTCAAGCTGCTGAAAGCCAACACCGCAAGCACTGCGCACTTCCCCCCAGGCACAGGCGGCGGTTCTGTGCGCGAAATCACCGCATGGCAGCAACTGTCGAAGGTGATGAACCCGCAGACCAGCGGAGGCGAACCAAAAACCGTCACCTACAAGTTCATTGAAAGCGACGTCGAATACTCGATGAACGACGGCTTCACCGCCACCAGCATGACGCTGGAATTTGACGACGACGACACCACCGCAGGTTACACGGCACTGCGCAACTTCACCGACACCCAATCGGACACGGTTCTGAAGATGCTGATGCGCTCTGGCGCTCGCGTGTACCTGCCTTGCACGCTGGCGCTGAACGACGTTCCGCAGTTGCAGGACGGCCAGATCAACCGCATTCGCGGGCAGTTCAACGGCAACAACCGCCACTCGCGCTACAGCGCCTAACCACCGGCTCAAGCCACCCCAGCACCGACCGCAGCTCGCTTCGCTCTTAGCGGAGCGGGCGGGCTGCGGCACGGGCCTTTTCACTCCGCTAAGAAAGACCCATCATGGCAAATTTTTCCCTCGTCCCCGAACCTACATTCAAGGCCAAAGTAGCAATCCCTATCCCAGGCAAGAAGCCGCAGAACATCGAGTTCACGTTCAAGTGGCGCGATGGCGACGCGCTGAAAGAGTTCGTTGATGCGCTGGGAAACTTCGACACCGACACCGATGCGGCAATGGAGTTCGCTACCGGGTGGGATTTGGCTGACGCATTCAGCCGCGAGAATGTGGAAAAGCTCATCAAGAATTACCCTGGCGCAGCCAAGGCGTTGGTGACTACATACCTTGGCGAAAACGCGGGCGCCCGCCTGGGAAACTGAAAGAACTGGCACAGGCCCTGCACGCAAGGCAACCCACCGAGGCTGAGATGCAGGCGGCAGGGTTTGCGCCAGAAGACTACGCGCACGAACAGGCGGAAATCTGGGAATGCAACCTGCAAGCATTTCAGTTCTTCCAGCGCATCGGCACACGCTGGGTTATGGGCGGCATGGGCGGGATAACCGGCATCCGATGGGAGGCCGTCTATCCGCTCATGGATCGTTTGGGGCTTGATGATCAAGCATGGGACGCACTGCTGTCTGACTTGGAAGTCATGGAGCAAGCCGCCTTGCTTGAGATAAACCGCAAAGACGACTAGCATGGGGCCTTCACCATAGGAGGGCGCGATGCGCAAATCACTGAAAGTCTCACGCGGTGCCCAGCTTGCGGGCGCGCTTTGCTTTATCGCGGCCATTGTGTCCGGCGCAAACGGCGGCATGAATGGCTCCGGCTTTGTAGGCGGCGCGGTGGCGCTCGGATTGCTGCTAGTGGCAGGCGGCAAGGCTTACGAATGGCTATCAAAAGAATAGCCACCTGATCGCATAAACCAAACCGCTTCGGCGGGTTTTTCATTTCTGGGCTCGCCATTGGCGGGCCTTTTTCATTGCCGAGGCCCAATGTCTGACGACCTGAATACAGAAATCAAGATCGGCGCTGATGCGTCCGGTGTTGAGGCTGGCGTTGGCCGTGCCAAGCGCTCGCTGTCTGACCTTGGCGCCGCCGCGAAGAAGGCCGGGAAGGACGCGGGCGATGGCGTAGGGTCGATTGGCACAGGCGGGGACAAGGCCGCCCGCGATGTTGAGCGCGCCACCAAGAGCATGCAGGGCAGTTTGCAACGCCTGCTGGCAGAACAAAAAGCCGGGGCAAAGGGTAGCCGCGAGTATTACGAGGCCCTGGCAGACACGCGCGGCATCAGTCGCAGCGCAATCAAGCCAATCTTGGATCAGATCGACGCGGCCAAATCCAAGACGCTGCAGGCAAAGACCGCTGCCGATTCGTGGACTGCCAGCCTGGGCAAAGTGGGGCCGTTGGTCGCTGCCGCTTTCTCCGGCGCCGCCATCACCGGGTTCCTCGGCAAAGTCGTTTCAGTTCAACGCGAATTCGACGTTCTCAATTCCAGCCTGAAAACCGTCACGGGCAGCAGCGCAGCCGCAGAGCGGGAAATGGCATGGCTCAAGGACTTCGCCAAGGAAACGCCGTTCGGGCTGGCGCAGGCTACGCAGGGCTTTGTGAAGATGAAGGCGCTCGGGCTGGACCCGACACGCGCCGCGCTCACCAGCTTCGGCAACACCGCATCTGCAATGGGCAAAGACCTGAACCAGATGATCGAAGCCGTGGCCGATGCTTCGACCGGCGAGTTTGAGCGCCTGAAAGAGTTCGGCATCAAGGCGAAGAAAGAGGGCGATCAAGTCTCCCTCACGTTCCAGGGCGTCACCACGACGATCAAGAACAGCGCGGCAGAGATCACGCAGTACCTCGAAAACATCGGCAACACCTCGTTCAGTGGCGCGATGGAAGAGCGCGCCAAGACCCTAGACGGCACCATCGCAGCGCTGGGTGACACATGGGACGAGCTGTTCCGCACCGTCAGCACGAACAATGTCGGCTCACTCATCTTTGACAGTGTGACCCTTGCCAATGGGGCGCTGGAAGACGCCACAACCATTCTGCGAGCGATGGGCGGCGCAGCACAAGACGCCAGCCGCGATACCGGGGCGCTGTCCACAATTCAAAACGGCATTGCAACGGTGTTTGAAACCGTGGCTGTTCTGGGCGCGAACCTCAAGTATGTGCTGGTTCAGATCGGCACAGAGATCGGCGGGCTGGCCGCGCAAGTGGTCCAGGCGGCACAGTTCAACTTCTCCGGTGTGGCCGCGATCCGCAGGCAGATGGTCGCTGATGCCGAAGCCGCCCGCAGGGAAATCGACGCCACCACCGAGCGTATCTTGCGCGCTCGCAAGGCGCAGGAAGAATACGCCCGCTGGGCAACGCGCAACGCATCGGCAGCGACCGACCCGCGCCGCTTAGATTTGGGATCGACACGGCAACGCGAAACGCCCGTCAGCGTGCCAAAGCCGAAGAAAGAAGTTCTCTCCGACTACGACAAGCTGATCCAGAAGCTGGGCCGAACGAGCGGCTTCGCTCTC